CTGATTTGCTTCTAAATGGACCGGAGGTGTACGACATGCTACACGTACGGGTTACTGTCGCGAAGGCCAACGGGTTGTCGGAGGCGGTGATCGAATCTGATCAACCCCTCAAGCCAATGCTGGCAGTAATCAGGGAAGGACACGCCGTAGACCGTGAGGCGATGGAGTTGGTGGAGCGAGTATTTGGTAAGGAGGTGAGGGACCTAGCTAGACACTATACTAGGTCGGGTGCTACATTAGGCTTGCTTTACGAAAGCCTAATGAAATACGACCATTCTGATGTGGCCTGGTCCAGCCTAGATGATGACGTGAAGCAACGGTTACAGGAGGCCATGAACGCGGCTTATAAGGTGTTTGGAGTTAAGGGGTTGAAGCCTAAACCACTGAATGAAGTGGCGGTGGAGCCCTCTTCTCCAGGCGCCTCATGGCGATTATATGGCCGACCTGGTAAGAGAACCGACTTTAACGTCTACGCCGAAGGCTTAGCCCGTGCGGAAACGATCTTCCGTAGGGCAATGCGGCGTAAACAACCCTTTTGCCAGTTGGCGCCTTGTTTGGCCTATCTGCGGACACAATTGGCAAGGCGTGGCAGTCCGAAGGTAAGGTTAGTTTGGGGCTACCCTTTTGAGATTAACTTAATAGAGGGTAGTTTTGCTGAACCTTACCAAGAGGTACTTCTTTCCCGTAATGCGCCAGTGCTTCCACGTACTAAACGTTGGATATCAATGGCGCTGGATCACGTGAAACGGAGTGGAACGCCAGTTGGACTCGACTGGTCACGGTTTGATTCAACCGTTCCTAGATTCCTAATCCGTTTTGCGTTTGGCATCATAAAGAAGGCGTATGGAGCAGAATATGAAGGAGTGCTAGAAATGATTGAGCATTACTTCATCTTCACGCCGATAATGATGCCGGACGGTAGGACGTTCGTCAAGAGGACAGGCATACCGTCAGGATCCAGGTTCACAGCACTTATAGGTTCGATTGTGAACTGGGTTCTGATCCATGCCATGACCAGGGGTGAAGCGCGTCAACTCCACACTGTGGGAGATGACAGTCTTTTCGCTCTACCTTACACGGATCATAAGATCCGCGAGATGCTTGACGAATGGAAGAACTTTGCGGCGACATTAGGAATGGTCATCAACCCCAATAAATCTGAGATTGGGTCGGATGTTAAGTTCCTAGGTCGTAGACAAAGGTACG